GGAGAAGTTTGAACTCCTTTAGCTCCGCCATCACCTCTAACAATAGCATTATCAGTTAAAACAGAAGTTGCTGTTACTTCATCTAACACATTTGTGTCTTTTTGCTGTTTTATATTAAATGCCATAGTTATTTAATTAACTCCTAATGCCGCTTTAATAGTCATTGATGAGCTTGTTACTGTTCCTGTTCCCTTTGCTGATACTTTGATGTATCTATCGTTGCATTGAATTGGAATCCTATAAGCTCCTGTTGCTGATAATGTATAGGTTAATGTATATACATTAGATGTTCCACTATCTAGCTTCTCGTGTGATTCTTGATAGAAGCTTGAATTGTCTGGACTAAACTCTACTTTAATTTCAGCAGATGTTAGTAATCCGATTGTAAAATCAACATATAAAATAAGCTGATTATACTCGTTTACTTTTGTTGACTGTCCAGTTTCTTTTCCTATAGTTGTTGCCGCAACATAATTTGTTGTTAGTATTGCCGCTGGTCTAATTGTTACTGGTTGTTTGTAATCTATTGTCATTGTTTTTTTATTTAATTATCTTACTCTTGCCCTCGCTTTGAGGGCAATATGTAAAACAATTATGCTTCTTTTGTTAGAACTCCTGAATATCCTACTACTAAATAATCTTTACCATCACAGTAAATATCAGCATAATTGCCAATAACTCCTGCAATAACTAGATCTTTGTTTGCTACTCCATCACCTCCTAAAAATACTTTTTCAGTTGTTGCTGGAGATAAAGATACATTTTTAGCTACTGTTAATTGTACTCTCATTGCTTTTCCAGAAACAGTTGCTGCTGCTGGAAGTGTTAATACAATTGCGTCTCCTGCACCAGTATTAGTTATATTCTTTCCAAAGTCTGCTGCTGCTAAGTTTGCTGTTGCTGCCTTTGCTGCAACTGTAGCGTTAGGAGCTACTACTGGATAAATAGAACCTGCTGATGTAGTTACTTTAGCTGCTGTTGTTGTACCTGTTGTTAGATTACCAGAAGAATTGATAACTTCTTTGCCACCTACTTTGAATCCATTATGTGAATCAATTGGTCCTTTAAAATGTGTTGCCATTGTTTTATATACAGATAAGATATATTTTACCTATCTTAGATAGTCAACTCTTAAATGTATTGTTAATTCTAATTGAGGGTTTTGAATAGATCCCTCAAACTTACGACCGTCGTACCTAATTTATACTTAAGAATTTCCAAGACTTCCAACAATTCCTACATAATCTGGAGCGCCGAATACTTCTCTAAACTCACCTTTGTAAATGTAGTTATTGTTTCTCTGTGTTCTCCAGTCAACTAATGCTAATTCTACTCCTTGTCTTACCCATCTTGTTACTGAATGGTTTCTACCTAGTAAGAACCAAGCTGTGTTTGAACCAGTTGTTAGTCCTTTTCCACCTGCTGAAGCTCCTAAGTATGGAGATTGGAATACGCTAATAGCATACTTTGAAGAGTAAACATTGATGTTGTTGTCTGCTGTGTCTGCTAAGAACTCTGAATCTACTATCTCACAAGCTGTCTTGAATAACATTGAAGGAACTAATAGAGCTGAAGGATTAGAACCTTTGATAGTTCCGTCTTGAGCTTTTTGTTCTCTTAACATTACGATAGCTGTGTTAAGTGATGTTGGAGATAATGCTGCTGTTAAAGCGTTATCAACTGTTCCTCCACTTAATGTTATGTGAGAGTCAGAACATAGAGCTACACCATCTGCTGATAGAGTTGTTGTGAAAGCACCTCTAAAGATTTCAAATGCTGACATATCTCTTGTTACTCTTGCGTTCTCTGCGAAGTCTCTTACGATTTTCTGCCAAGCACCGTGCATGTTGTCATCAAAGAAGTTCTTTGAGATTTCTACGCTATTAGCGAAGTTTACAACGCTGTAAGTGTACTTGTTTCCGAATCTAGGAGTAGATTTATTAACATCTTGCTCTTCTGCTCTTTCTAGCCATAGACCAGAACCTTGGAAGATCTCTCCGATTTGTGCTGCGTTACTAATTGTCTCTTGTCTGAAAATAGCTGCTGTTTCTGCTGTTGCTATTCCTGGACCTTGCTGTAAATCGAACTCTTGCATAAATACTTCGTCAAGAGCTATTTTTACTACGTCTGGGTTTAAATTACTTGTTATGTTCATATCTTTTTAATTACTAATCTTATTTAATTAAAGCACCATATCTTGTTACGTTAATCTTGATTTCGAAGTCGACTGTGCCATTTGTGGCATCGAAATCTACTATCCTTAGACCATGAACATCTTCATCTGTGCCTTCATCTTCATCAACTGTGTAAACACCGCCTGCTGATAGATCAAAACATACTGTGTCATATCTAATACCTTCTGCTAAGTTAGCAGGAGTTGTTGCCTTACATCTGTATATAATTCCAGGTAGTGGAGCATATACTTCTACTTCACCGTCTGCTGCTGATGTTGCTGTGTCATCTGAAGCAGCAATTCCGAATACGATATCTGTTCCGATTTCTGGATCTCCTGCTGCTAGTTTAACAACTACGTTTCCACCTTCTGCACTTAACTTAACTGGTTCTCCAGCTAAGATTTGTGTAGAAGAAGATGTTGTGTAGTCATCTACTTTGCATACAATGGTTGGAACAACATTGTATGGAGCGTCTACGATTTTTACATCTAATCTTGCCATATTTTTACTTTTTATTTAATTTATTATACTTCTCTGGAGTTATGCCTTGTGATTTTAAGAAACTAATATCTGCTTGAGATAATGTATCTGGGTAACCACTTGACTTAACTGCTTTTCCTGCAGAACTTCCACCAGTGCCTCCTGAAATAGTTTTCTTAGCTTTTAGTGCTTCTTTAAGCTCATTGTTCTGTTTAAGAATTTTCTGTGCATTTGCTAAGGTGTAAGCATTTTGAATATCTATTGCTATACTTTCCTTATCAAAGCCAGTTGGCTTAATAGAGTTTTCGTAGTGATGTTTAATTAAAGCTATTTCGTCAGGATTGTCTGTTAGTTTAGAGATTGTTTCATCTATTCTTTCAGATGACATTTCTCTTTTGAAAGCAACTAATTCCTCTCTTATAACTTCTTTAACATCAGGACGATCCTCTTCATCAAATTCGTCAAACTCATCAAACTCATCAAATTCTTCTTTCTTTTGTTTTTTGAGTTCTACGATCTTGTGTTCGGCTTGCCCTAATTGCTTTTCTTTCTTTTCAAGAATTGCTTTGGCTTTTTCAAGCTCTGCTTTGTAGTCAATTTCTTGACTATCTTGTTCAGGTTCTTTAGCTTCTTGCTCTTCTTCCTGAACATCTTCCTGCGTGGCTACAGGATCATTAACCACTTCTTCTTCGTCAACTGGAGCTGGTTGACCATTTATCTCCTTTTCTTCATTTGTCATGCTTTTTTAACTATGTATGATGCCCATAGCTGGCGTTATTGATTATAAGTCTTTTCGGACTTTGTTCAGGAGGGGTCGATGTCCTCCTGAGCAAAAACAAAAAAGACGGACACTTTTAATGTTCGCCTTTGTTAGGTTAGATTACACTTATTCTATTTTCTTAATTATACTACAAGCAATTTATTCTTGTCAAGTCCTTCTAAAGGAAATAAAGTTCTTCTCTATCTTCATTATGTTTCCGTCACTGTTTTTATGAACAGTAATAGATCCATTTCTAAAACTAAAGAAGTCATTATCATTTAATAACTCTAAGTCTGTTTGCCACTCTCTAAACTTCTTAAAGAGTTCTATTTCGTATTCTGTTAGTTCTATTTTATATGTTTGCATTTCTTGTAATGCTCATATTGAGCTAATAATTGGTCTTTCCTTTTCCTTAATAGGTCTATAATGAATAATGATGATTTAGCAAATATCATATCGTCCTCTGTCTTACTCTTTAAGAATAATGTTTCTTCTGCTCTATATTCTACATCTCTTAATAAAGCATTGTATCCATCATTATGGTCTAATAAGTGCAATGTCTTCATTATGTTATCTACATCGCTATCACTCATTATATTTCCTGCTACACTAAACTCGTTCTTATCTCTATTATAAGATATAATATCGTCTGCTGTAAATCCCTTAAATAGATGTTTGACTGTAAAATTAAGAAATGTCTTTTTTAGTAGGTTCATATTTCTTGAAAGCTAATTGACTTCCTTGTGTTTCTATAATCTTAACAAATCCAAGCAATAAGCTATAAGTTAATTCTACTTCTTTATCGTCTCTCTTGATTGATATTATAAAGTCATCTTCTAACTCTTCAATGACTCTTAGTTTAATCTTATTCATCTTTGCTAATTTCTAATTTTAATTCATTAAACTTTGTAGCAAACTTCTTTTCTCTCATCTTTCCTTCAATAGCCATTAAGAACTCTTCTAAAACTGACTCTGCTAAAAAGATTGGAAGATCTCTCAATGCTTTTAATATCTCATTATGCTTAGCATCGTACTTACTTTTCTCTTTTGTGGGAATTACTTTAATCCCTAAGTCCTTAACTTTATGAGTATATTTTAACTTAAAGAACTCTTGCTGTATTCCACTCTTAAAGATTTGGACATTCCTTTCAGCATCATTTACACTGAACATTTCGTCATTGAATATCTTTAATAATTTTGCTGATACTTCTCTCTTAGTTCTTATTAGCTTTTGTTCTTCCTTTGTTAGCTCCTTTTTTTCTGGTGCTGGTGCTTGTGCTTGTGTTTGTGTCATTTGTTTCTATGTTAGGTTTATTATCTTCATCCCTTGCTTCAGGATGCTCTTTTAAGTAAAGCTCGTATTCTGCTTTCTCTACTGCTTTACCGAACAATTCAAATATGTCATCTGAATTACTTGTTGTGTATTCTTGCAATGACTTTATTGTTATTGCTTGATTGATGTCAGCTTGTGTTCTGCCATCTGTTAAAACAACATTATCTTTCAAAACTACATCTTTTGACTTTGGAATGTTTAGATCTTTGACTAGTTGTGTTCTAACTTGCCAGCTAAGATCCATCCAAGATGCTGTTGATATATGTTTTTGTATTTCCATAATTATACTCTAGGCGATGTTTGGTTGCCTATGCTTGTTAATTGTTCTACTAAAGGGGTTGTTTGACCTTGACCAATCCCTGCTTGTTGAGCCATATTTTGAGCCATTGGCTGTTCTTCTTTGATATATTCATCAGTCCTATCCTTTGACTCTTCATATGAACCAAACAAGAAATCTCTTGTTACTGCTACTTGGTCGACCATAGGGTTGTTTATTGCCCTATCATATAGCTCTAAATTAAATGCTCTTTTTAATGCATCTGACTTAACTGTTAAGCCATCAGCTTCAACTTTGTATAAGAACTTTCTCTTTCTAAATATTCCAGGAAGAACTTTTATTATCTCTGTGTCATCTCCTTCTTCTTTCATTAAATCAAAACTTCTCTTTTCTAATTCTTCTTCAGTCATCTGTTCTGGAATATCATTATCAAATTCAATTACTCTTGTCTTCTTTCTTCCTTTAATAACTTTGTCTAAGTTAAATCTCTTAAACTTTAGAGTATCTTTTCCTGAAACCTCTTTCATTTCTCCTACTGTTAAGTATTGAATAATGTCTGTTCCGATAAGCATTCCTAAATCTCTTACCAAGAACCCAATCATCTTTCCGAATAGTCCAAGCATTGTTTTGGCATTCTTTTCTAGTGTGCTAATTTCGTATGCTGTTTGAGTTCCTTTAGTGGCTATTCCTTGCTGTTGAACTGATGATGAACTCTCTGTCATATTCCTTTCAACTTCAATCTTGGTATTATATCCAGCAGTTAGATTGTTTCCTGTGTCTATTGGGTTAACTTTTGTTTCTTCTGAAAGAACTGTAATTTTTCCAGGAACTACAACTGAACTATCAATGTTTTCTTTTCCTGATACTGCTATTGGTTTGAATAGGTTTAGATATGTTCCATCTATAATCATTTGATAAAGAACATCTATTACTTCTTGGTCTGGTCCAAGCTTATTTACTAAACTCTTTCCATAAAAGAAGTTTCCATCAGCATTGACTGGCTCATAGATTGTCTTTGCGAATGGTAGCATTTTATCTATTCTAGGATTAGGATTATCGCATTCAGTCATTAGAACTCCATTGACGAATAATAACATTAAGTCTTTGAAAGGATTGTAATACCATACTTGCTCTACTGAATAATCTTCTTCTGTTTGCTTTTCAAAGAATGTTCCGTCTTGATCTGAGTATAATACTTCTAGTCCAGGATTAACATACTTAAAGTTATCGTAGTGAGAGTATTTTCTCTCTGCTAAATCGTAAGATATAATCTTTCTCCAAATTAAGTATCCTTGCTTTTGAATGTCTGGTTCGTAAAAGTTCTCTATCAATAACTCATCATTAGGAACGATTGACTGAATGAATCCTGATAATGTTTCATCAAGTTGTTCTATCTCTTCCCAAGAACCATTATCTTTTATCTCTTTAATCTTTCTAAATGTCTCTACATATTCCTGATGAATGATTACTGCTGGGTTAACACAAGCTGAAATGACTGCATATAAGAATGTCATTCCATACTTTGAGTTATCTACTACCCACTCCATTAAATCTCTCATCACTCTTGCTGCTTCCTTGTCCTCTTCTTGTCTATCATTTTGAGCATAGATGTTAGGGTAAAGAATAGTTCCAGTGATATGAGCTACGATTGAAATTACTTTGTTTCTTGTGGCAGGAGAAACTGCATTACTTTTCCATTGATAATCAGGATCATCATCTTTTGGCTTCTGATATGTATTAAATAGCTTTTGATTTCTTGCTATTTCTTCAATCAAACTTCTGTTATTAAACTCTTCAAGGGGTTTGAACATATTTTCCCAACTCCTCTCGTAGTGTTTTAGGACCATCTTATAAACCTTCTTCTCTTCATCACTTGGCTTGTAAGATGATATTACTGCTTCTTTGTCTTCTATTGCGTTATAACTTTTCATTTGTTTTAATCGACCATTAGTATAATTTATTATAATTAGGTGTGAACGACTTACAACTACTCTTATGATCTGTTTCCTCTATTGTTTGTAACATTAGTGCCATTGAGTCTATTCTATCATCGTGCTTTCCAAAAGGGAATACTAGCATTTCGTCTTCAAGAGCATTGTCTTTTCCATTGCTTCTATGCTTAATCAATCTGTTCTCATAGAAAGGAACTAATCCTCTTATCCTTAACTCTTTACTTGTTCTTGATACTATCGGCTTGACTGAGAATGGCTTTCCTCTTTTATCCATTTCTTGTTTCAGGAAGAACTCTAATGACTTTTGATAACCATTTGTTTCTATTCCTACTTCTATTAAACTCATTTTATACTTATCTTTTAAATAAAACAAGTAGTCAATGATCTCTGTCGGATTATATCTTCCTGTAAAATCTTCCAGTTTATATATTATGTTTGAATCGTGTTCTTTTCCTATTACTTGAATTGAGGTGTTATCATTCTTGTCTGACTTATCCCATGTTGCTAAATCTACCATTGCATAAACCTCTAGGTCTTTGTTAATTATCTCATATTCTTCATAATATGTAAACCATTCTTTTTTGAATATTTGATTTTCTGTATTAACAGGGTTTTGTTGATAAAGGCAAGAAAATTGATATATGCCTATTTGATTTTTAATCTTTAATACTTCTTCTAATGGGTATCTATCTTTCCATAAAACTTCTCCTTGCTTTCTTGTATATTTTACACCTTTTATAATCCACTCTTCGTCTTGTTCTGCTATCTCTGGCAAACTTAATACTGTCCACTCATTACCTTCGTCCATCTCTTGTATTCTACCAGCTAAATCGTCTTGATGCCACCTTGTCATAATTAGCACAACAGCTCCATTAGGAGCTAAACGTGTATATGCAGTTGAAATGAACCATTGCCAAGTCTTCTCTCTCATAGTTTCAGAATTAGCATCTTCTGAGTTCTTTACAACATCGTCGAGTAATAAAATGTTAGCACCTCTTCCAGTTAATGCTCCACCTACTCCAGTAGAGATATAACTTCCTTTCTGTTCTGTCATCCACTTGTTCTTTGCTTGAGTATCTTCTTTTAATCTTATCTCTGGAAATATTCCTTGATAAATAGGATCTCTAACTAAATCTCTTGTCTTCTGTCCAAAATCACTTGCTAGATCTCCTGAATAAGATGATGTTATTATTTCTTTATCTGGGTTTCTTCCTAAATACCAAGCTGGGAAATTGATTGATGCAAGCTGTGATTTTCCTTTTCTTGGTCCAACTTGAATAATCAATCTCTTTATTTCTCCTCTTTCTACTCTTTCAAGATAATCAGCGATTAAAAGATGATGCCAGTTCGGACGATAACGAGGATCTGTTAATATACTGAAATTGATTAGATCAATCCTTCCTAGTTGTAGTATCTCTTTTTGATTCATTTATTAGCTTCTCTTTTAATGTTTTGATTTGTTCTTCTGTTAATAGTAAGCTCTCTCCATCTTTTCCTGTTATTTCTGATCTATCAGAGTATCCTTCATCTTTCCCTAAAGTCTTTGCTATAAACTTACTAGCATCTAATACTACATTTGCTTTATCTTTTAATGGTAAATCTAGTATTTTATCTAAGTTTCTTTCGGCTTTATCTAAAAGGTTCAATCTCCTAATCTTTCCCTTGAACCATTCTGCTGTTGTTATTTGGTCTGCATAATCTGGTTCATAACCTACTTTTATGGCTGATTGCGTAGCGTTTCCGAATGTTTCACTCTTTGGGTTAACATATAAATCCCAACACTCTTTTTGTCTTGGGTCTAATAAATATTGATTAGCTCCATTAGGGTTTGCCTTTGGTTTCTTTTTCATTATTATATATTCTTTATTTTTATGCTTACTATTTGCTTGGTATAAATAGTTTCACAATTTCTATATTTATTGTTTCCCCAGTAGTCTGTTGCTATCGTTACTCCTTCTTTGTCTTCCTTATAGTCCTTTAGATATAAGAGTATCAGCCTGTTTTTGCCTTAATTTGTCAATAATGTTAGAAAACTCTTCGTATTTATTTTCCCAATCATATAATGTTTCCCTTCTAACGCCTAAATAAAGAGCCATTCCTTCTATCGTTGGCAACTTAACTTTTAGCTTTAATTCATAAGTAGTTGATGCTGTCCCGTTTGTTTTTATTCTTTCGTATTCTTCATCTTCACAATTATTAATATACTCTTTAGCTTTACTTATAATAGCTTTTGAATAAGTTAATGGTCTTCCTCCTGGATGTTTCCCTTTTGTATTTAGTTTTGTCTTAGGTTCATTTTTCATCTTATACTTATTATTAAAGCTATTGTTATTAACATTACGATTAGTTCTAATTC